GAAATAATTGGTTTCTTGTTGAAGTTTAATATGGTTGAACCGTAACCTGTTCCAGACTCATAAACATAAGCATCTATAATACTGCCTCTAACTACTGGTGTTGTAATTAATTCCTTATATTCTTGAGTGGTACTTCCAACCCCTACAGGAGTATATTTAATTGAAACTGAAATGTCTGGATATTTAAAATACTGATAACCAGTACCAGTACTTTCTAATAATTCATATTTTTTTCTTTCATAATTTGAGGTAATAGTTCCACCAATCCCAGCATTCGATAATCTAAAAGAATCATTATCAATTTTTATTACTTTATATTGATTATTGGTTGTAATCCCACTTATTTGAGTATCATCATAAGAATATTCTATTATCTCTCCGTCATTAAATCCATGATTTTTAAAATTAATAGTATTTTTAATAGTAGATATTCCAGATGATTTCACAATCAACTTTCTATTGGTATAATTACTTCCACCTTCAATTACTTTTACAAATGCAACTTGTTTTTTTAATGATAATGTACTAAACTTATGATCTCCGAAAGAACCAGAAAAAATTCCCACAGGATTCACTTTTGATATCTGATCTTCAAGTGAGTTATATAACGTTATGGATTTATTATTATCAACTTGAGCAAAATAAGATGAATTTCTAGGGAGATCTATAAAAGTAGATCCTACAGATATTTTTATAGGAGGATTATTTAATGGGTCATAAACAATTTCTTCCCCATTAAAAAAATTATGTTCCTCAAGAAACAAAATTTGATTTGTTGCTACATTAACTCCACCTCCAAGAGAAAGTTCATTAGAATTAAAAGAAACATCTCTGAATCTTTTAATTAATATAGGTTCAATTGATGCTCCTGAACCATTTCCACCAGTAATATCAACAGAAACTATTTGATCAATATTATAATTTTGAGAGTCAACGTATACTTTTTCGAAACTACCACTTACAACAGGATTAATTTTTGCAGTGGATCCTAATCCTACAGAAACTTCAATTAACGGTGGATTTATCACATCATAATTTTCACCAGATGAGAGAATATTTACATCTTCAATTGGACCATAATAAATTATATCTTCAGACTTATAATTATTAATTTCAACACCGTTTATTAAAATTCCAGTTTTTCCGGGTAAAGTGTTTTGTCCAGAACCATTTTTAATGTTTTTTTCTAAAGGAATTTTTTTTAAAAGTTTTTGTATTCCAAAAACTTCATCACTTTGTGAAAATAAAATGAATCTATCATTTCCAACTCCGGAAAGAGGTATAAAGAAAGTTTCACATAGACCAGACTCTATGTAAGATAATGATTTATATAATTTAAATTTTTGATTTCCTATATTTTCAATATAATAAGAACCAGCATTTAATCCAATTAAAGGTTCAGATTCTGGTTCATAAAGAATCCTATCACCAGTTATAAAAGGCAATGAATCTACTGTGATACTAGAATACAGTTGTTTATCAACATCAAAATCTGAAAGATTACTTATACTATTAATACTAGTAGATTTAATAGTAGATTCTACATCAAAACGATAATTTTTAATAACTTTATTATTTAAATCTCTAAAATCTGATCTTATCTCAGACGGAAATGAGTTAGATGCAACATATGCATATTCATCATTATCTGTATATAAATTAATAACATCAGATAATAATGAACTACTTTCGAAATTATAACCAGAAGAGTTTGCTTTATTTAACTTTCTCCTTATATCATATTTTTTATTTTGATCTAAAGATGGAGTATTTTTTAGTCCTAAAGAATTATTATTAACATCAATAGTTTGAATGTAAGATGATTGATTTATTGAATGTGCCGAAATTTCACTATTTCTTTCTAAAATTTCAACTTCATCTCCAATCTTTAAACTAGATCTGTCAATAGTAGATGATAGAGTTATATTATTATTATCTAAAATTTCATATCTTGTTGTGGTGTTGTATATAAAAGAATTTGCAAATATCTCTTTCCAATTTTTTCCAGTATTATTAATTTTATCTCCAATATTTTTAATTGAAAATTTATCTCCTTCCCCGACAATAAATTCATCACTTTCCTGCATTATATTATCAATTTTTCCATGAAGTATTAATTCAACTTTTTTAGAAGTATCTCCATCTTCATAAGAAAAATATGTATCACTAGATATTATATTGGAAGTTGCATCAATATTATTAACCCCAGTACATCCAAAAAATTGATTAATAGTTTTTCCTGTATAGTTAATTAAACTATTTCCTGAAGTCAGAGTTCCAAATTCAGGAAAATCTAAAGTAGAATCTACATTTAAAATGGATGATCCTACAGATACACTTTCTAATAATTTTGTATTTGGAGTAATTGCAAAATTTCCTTGAACAGAAGATTCTAAATTGTTTCCAATATAAATTTGTAATGTATAATATGTCTTACCATTTGCCGAAAAAGGTTCTATTTCAGAAATCGATGCATTAGTATTTAAATCTGTGGATTTAAATATAGTTTGTCCTTTTATATTTAAAGGGTTTCCAGATATAGATTCTGCAACAACAATTTCTCTTTTTAAGTAATTTGCAGAAGATGGTTTAATTAGATAATTTTCTAAGTTTACTACTGAAGCATCTTCACCAAAAATAACTTTAAAAAGAATTCTTACAGATTCTTCAGTTCCTTTGGATTTATAAAAATCTCTTACTCTTCTTATAAAATTTCCGACATCAAGACCTTTTGTTAAGGAAATATTTTCAAATCCTGGAGCAAAAGTAAATTTTAATTTTTTATAAAAATCCTTTAAAAATATTGTACTTAAATTTTGAATAGAAGATTTGTCAGAATGTTCTGAAGCAGTTGATGTAGAAAATACAAGTTCTTCACGATTCAAATCTTGATTATAATTTGTTACACCACTAAATCCACGAATACATCCAGTAAAACTATTCGTTGTAATTCCAGTATAAGTTATTATTTCATCATCAATTTTTAATAGTCCATACTTATTTGGAAATCCTTTGGTACTAGAAACCTCAATTGCATTATCTTCACTATTGATTGCTCCAGTTAATGTTGCATCATCAAAAATAATCGAATCATTTAAGTTAGATAATTTTAAATATTCATCTATATTATCACTGATATCAATTGGACCACCTTGATATTCTTGAGAAATATAATATTGCTTTAAAAATTCAACCGCATTTGGACTATCATCGAAGATGAAATTTGGTAGTTGACTTTCAATAAGTTCTTGTACTTTTATTTTAGATTGAAGTCCAGTTTGTATCATATTACTCTCTTATTAAATTTCCGTTTGAATAACTTGATGTATAGAAATCATTGACAAATCTAGTCCCAGATATTTCATCTCCAGAAGCAATTACATCTCTCAAAGTATTTATTGTACTTCTAGAAACGTTTAGTGATACATATAAGTCCCTAAGTCCAACAACATCATTAGATTCTGGAAATGCTTGTATCTCTATAACATTATTAGGAACTGTGGTTTCTGTAATAGTTATGGTCTCAATATTAATTTCTCCCTTTTCATAATCAACTGTTCCTGCATTTTTAGAAACAACAACAACATTTCCATTAATATCAAATTTTATTAATGAAATAATTCCCGTTTTTATATTTAAAGATGCCGGTCTTTGAATAAAAACATTTCCAGCCTGAGTAGCACTAGTTATAGAACTATCACCAGATTGAATATTTGGAGTATCTGTAATATAAACTGTAGAAACTTCTCCTAAGATTTTAAATCCTGTAGATTTAATATTATATCCTTGAGGTTTTACATTAAAACGGTTTCCAAAACATAACTCATATTGAGAAGTTTTGTTTATTACTACCTGCAAATCTCTACGAATAATAACTTTTGTGATATTTGATGTAATAGAAGTATCTGTATTATCAATAACTTGTTGTATTTTACTGTATTTAAATCTCCCTCCAAATCTATTTAATTCATTAGATTCTGAATATTTTTGAATAGAATTGATTACAGAACTTTTAAGTGATTCTGGATTGGATGTTTGTGAAAAATTATAATATATGGAACTATTAAGTTCAACATATAAAATCTTAAGATCAACTATTTTTTGATTTATTCCAGAAACTGAAAATTGCTTTAATTTTGAAAGAATTTCACTTTTATTAAAGTCTGATACAAAACTTCCATTTTTTGGTTTAATACTAATCTGAACTGTACCAAACTGAGGAGGATCCATTTCCTCACCACCAACGACAGAAACAGACTCAGTATTTGGATATATTTTTTTTATAATTGCCTCATAGTCTCTTGATGTAACAGCTCTATACTGAGATGAATATAATCTTGGAGCATAATACTTAATTGAATCTATTGATTCAATATCTCCACCATTAATTGATGATTGATTCGTATTAATCGTAACATTTCCTGGATCAATAATTACACCAGTCGCATTCTCTAATGTTCCAGAAAATGAGAAATTGGAAGCACCATTGCCATCTTTACCGTCAGTGACAATATAGTTGGCGGTAATTATAGTTCCATCAGAATCAATTACATCACCCAATTTTTTACCAATTATTCCATCACCAAATTTAAGTTCATATTTTTCATCTTGAACTTCATTGAGAAAGAAGATTCTAGAGTTTTTGTTTATATTAAAAATATTTTCTGAAAGGAAATATTCGATACCAAGTCCAGATTGCTCTGCTTTTTTAATGTACACTTTAAGTGTCGATGTATCAACAAAAGAATTATTCAGAACAAATTTTTGATCTAAAGAACCATCATATTGGAATTGTTTGGTTAAAAATATTCCTTGATAAACATTAAGATTATTAAATGATGCTGTGCCATTTACTACGTTTGCCGTAACATCCTCTGGTATGGCAAAGGTATATGTAGTATCATTCGCACTTCCTACGCACACTATACCTGCCTTCATGGTGAGTGTAGGAGTGTTTGTGTTAGTTGTTACGTTAAATGATATCTGTGCCTTTGAGGAGACTCTGGAACGGGGTACATATCCAATATTACCTGCCAGAGAAACTACATTTTTACGAAGAGTTGCAGAATCCAAAAAGGATTCATTCACAACCATATTCGAATTGAATGCAGTAATGTACGTATTATATGCTAAAGTATCAATTAAAACAGAGAAATTAGACCCCTCAAAGTCAAAATCCGTGAATGTAGAGTTGGCACGGAGATAATCTTTGATTGAGGTCTTTATCTGATCAAAATCTAAATTTGTATATTTTGTAAAAGGCATATTATCTTGTTGCCTCTAAGAGGAATGAATATTCTTGGGTCGGAAACTCTTGACCAATAATATCAAATATGACTGTTACATTAAATGTATTTTTGTCTGTTATTGGATCTACTTGAACGATCAAATTTTCGACTCTATCTTCAAAATTAGTAATTGCTACTTCAATTTGATCTTGAATGACTGAGGCAGTACCAAAATCAACGAATTCAAATAGACTTCTTCTTACATCAGATCCCAACAGAGAGTTAAAAAATCTCTCTGTTGGGATAGTTTCGACTATATTTCTTACGGAACGTCGAATTGCGTTCTCATTTTTTAGAATCGGAAGGTCTTTTGTCACAGGATGAGGCTCAAAAGACAAACTAATGTCCTTAAATGCCCGTGATATCCTCTGAATTGTCATTGTTAAAGAGTTTTCTTAATTATATTTATACTCTATTCCTGAAGATTCTTCTGTCCTTTCTTTAAATCATCATGCATAATCTCCTGAAGTACTTTTTCTTCTGGATCTTCGGTTTTTTTAGGTAATGACCAGTAATCTGTGGTTAAACTTGTTGTTCCCCACACTTCTTTCATGTAACTTGTATTTCTATCAACCGGTGAATTGCCCATTTTGCTCCTGATTAGTGAAATCAGAACTTTTTGAGGGGTTACTATCCCTATTTTTATTTATTTTACCCAAAATCCTTTACGCAAATAATCATTATCAGTAATAAAATGATAATGATCTAAATTTTCTGGTTTTTCATTTTCCCAAACTGGGACTGCTTCTATATTATTATACTTAAAGTCTGGATTTTGTCGGAAATGTACTTCGATTAAGTTATTTTCTATAAATTCACAGTTTATCCACTCATAATCACCTACTAACGCATTTAAAATTGTGGGAAAATTGTGCTTATGGTCAATTTTTTCCCATTTTTTCCATTTATATAATGGTTCATATGAATCACGAGTACCTAGTACACTCAACTCCGGAGTTTTATTGTAAAAATCAACACTAATATGATCTCCTTCAAAAACTTCACACCAAAATTCGGCAGGATGATATGCATCAGTACTCTTATAGATGTACTCAATACGAGAAAAACGTCCCATACCAAGTAGATTCATAGAAGGACGTACAATATAAAAGTCGGACTTAGGAACATCAGTCCCGACAGGACCACATGTATAACCTAACTTCCGACTTAGAATTAATTTATTATAAACCCAAAGGTCATCAGTATGAATTTGTTCCCATTCCTGATTTCCTTCTAGATACATTTATCTTCCTTGTCCACGATACACCTTACGCTTTCCATTGCGAGAAGATGCGGCATACTTCGTGTGCTTACCACTTCCCTGACGAGTCTTCTTTGGCTTCCCCTCTATAAAACCATCACCCCTCAATCCAATCTTTGAACGTACTGCCATAATAACTCCTTAATACTTTGTGATTCTTGTTTCTAAATCTTGTGGTCTTGGAAAACCTTTCTGATAATACTCTATCGAAAGGTCTTCCATCATATCAAAATACTTCTCCTCCGTCAAGTTCTTATACAGAACTTTCCCTTTATGGAGAATTGTATATTCTGTCAGCCCCATCAGATTACTCTTGTCTTCTCATGTCCAACACGAATTCGTGGATCACACCAAATCTCATACCCTGCACTGATAGCATCGAGACAGAATGATACATCCTCTCCACACATATCTTGCACTTCCCCACTCTCAAAAACTTGCATCTTTGGTGCAAACCATGGATACTTCATTCCCTCATTCTCAAAGACTCCTCTCTTAATCAGTAACCATCCAAATCCTGCATAGTCCACAGTAAACGGTTTACGACGCTTTGAAATACTCTCCCCGGTTTCATGATTCATCACTCCACCACTCTTACGGAAATCATCCTCTTCTAACCAATGTGCCACACTTGTGGTCTTACCATCTTCTGTCATATACCATCCACTTGCAATGTCTTGATCCATTAATACCAATTGCCAAAACTTCTCTGAGTTAAACACAATATCACTGTCAATCCATAATTGATAATCATACTTTAACTTACCGTCCCATGGAATTTGATCCGGTCCTCTCAGTACATTCGCACCTAAACATTTGCATCTTGCAAAGTTTACCATCGATGAATAATCTTGAGAAATCTGGATACTCGCTCCTGCTTGCACTAAATCAAAACAAAGTTGTACAAAGTTTTTGAGATACGTATAAGATACTCCTCTACCAGGTAAACAAAAGACAATGGACTTGCCTCTTACCATTTCCTTTGCTTTCTCATAGTCCCATTCTGGGGCACTCTCTGATGGTTTGGGTGTTTTTGCTTTTACCGTAAATCCTTTAGACATAACTTTAAATGAACTACTTCACTATCATAACACTCTATCTATACGTCGTCAATCACTCCACATCTTTGATAATAATACAATCATTCTCTACCTCGATGTTTACTTCTGTTCCCTCATACCACCCCTTCTCATCACATATCCATTCAGGTATGTTAATGATATATTCCCCACTTACTGGGTCGATCTCTACAGTCGTAAAATTTTCCTGCGGATTTTTTTGCATATCTTTGAACCTTGTACCTTGTTTTTATATATGAAAATTTTTTATTTTGGAGTGTTGATCATTAAATTAAAACCCAATCACCATCTTTCTTGATATAATTACTAGAATTTCTTTTAGGAGTACTTGAAAATCTTAATTCTCTTCCTTTCCTAATAGTCCCTTCTGGCAAACCTATGTTTTCTTCATGTGTTCCCCATTTTAAATTTGTATAATGATTATTTCGATTATTATCATCTAAATGCATTATCTCAGTATGTTCTTCTGGGTTAGGAACAAATACTTCTGCTACCAGTTGATGAATACTTTTTTTAATTTGTTTCAGAAATTTTCCATTTTCATCCCGTACTGAAATATTAATACATTTATATTGATGCTCTGGATAACCTGGATGTCCTCTGTATGCAGGTTTTAGATATATCAATCCATATTCGTTAATTTTGCCGTAGTGACCATTTCTGTCATATTTGCCAGGTTCTCGATAAGCTTTGCCGTCTTCAGTAATATAATACCCAAAATACTGAGTCTCTCTCATGTTCTCTGGTATCCTTAAAGGTGGATAGTTATATTCTACTTTCTTCTTTGGTTTCGGTAAAGGAGTCTTCCATTCCTCTCTCGGTTTTTTGATATAAATCCATTTTCTATCTTCTCCAACTTTCCATTGTGTGCCATTCGGTCTGATTATGATATCTCCAATATTATGTTTTTTTCTAATTCCTTTTGATTTTGTCATTGACCTTTATGGTATAAATTTTTTTTCCGAAATTTTTTATATCGAAGGTATTTGAAAATCATTATAGCACAATGTATAGATGCCGTCCGTAACACTTTGTAGCCTCCAGGGACCCATTGGTTTTATATACGGCACCCCATAATACCCCACTAACTGTCATTCACGAACGAACGGCACTGTTACTTAGGGGGAGGATTAGTCCCCCTTAAGTGTTAGTCTGCCGTGAAAATCCACAGGTAGAATTCACCTACGTCGATTCTTTCACCCCTTAAGTGAGAATAATCTCTCAGGAATTGAGAGACTAAGTTATAATTAAGCGCCTCATTTAAGGCACTAATCCAACTTGTAGTTCCGTTATTGTCGGCAGATAGATTAAACATAATCGAAAGAATGGTGAAATGTATAAAGAATTGGAGGGGGATTAGACCCCCCTAAGTGTTAGATTAGAACCCTAATCTTTCTGATAGATATTGCTCAACCTCATCAGAATTAATAGGGTTATGTGTACTGTGACCGGCAAATTTCATTGCTCTAAATGTTGCCTCCTCTATTGAAGAGATAACATTTGAGACCTCTACTGTCTCACCTTTAGAGATGTTTGTTGCCGTCACTATGTAACCCTTCCCGTTAGGGTTGCACATCACTGAACTGAACAGGGTGTCGTTGTTGTAAAGAAACATGGTCAAATCCTTGGGTTAGTGTGAAACAAAGGTCAGCGAATGACCTTTACAATTTCACCATCGCATTCAATGAAAATAGAGGTAAAAATAGGTGCAAATTTTTTAGAACTGCGAATTGCACCCTGGAGAGTCTTACAGTGAGTGGTACACTGTCCACCCACACTATTGCCCACAACAGTGAAGGGACGAGGAGAAGTGTTGGTCATCGGTTCGGTGTCGGTTGGTGACTTTGTTATTCTACAGGATCAGAAAGGGTAACCGTGGAAGATCACCCGATCTGTTACACTTTGAAATAATGTTACATAAGGGGAGGATTAGTCCCCCTTAAGTGTTAATGAATCAATTCTGATAAGTGTTCATAACCCTTAATTTTGTGAGCATAATCGGGCGATGGATAATCACGAAGCAGTTTTTTATACTTCCTAACTGAAATATCTTTCTTAATTGAATCATAGGCAGCATCCCTGAATATACCTGGAACCGCATTGTGTCCTAGATAACCCTCATCCCACACTGCTAAAATATATTCATTGTCATCAATTAAAGCATACAATCGTTGAGGGTTGCCATTAACATCGTTGTTTGCAGAATAGTGAAAGATAGATGCCATGATAAGTAAGAAAGGTATAAAGAATAGGAGGGGGATTACTCCCCCTAAGCGTTAATTAAACTCCTAATTCTCCTAATCTAAGTGTTATCTTATGACAGGCAATTCTCTTGCCATTAAGTGTAAAAGTATGTCTACGATTGCCTGATTTTGTAACTTTAACTCTACAACCTAAAATAACATCGTGCGGAGAATTGCCTTCCCCAGCATAACCCTGGCAATGGTATTCTGCCTCTCCGATCATACCGTCGCCATGCAATCCTCCCCGATTAAGTGAATCTATGGCAAATTGTTCAACGTCGCGAATACGTTGAAAATTTTCGTTGAATGTAGAGATCATGAGTAAAAAAGGTATAAAGAATAGGAGGGGGATTACTCCCCCTTAAGTGTTATTGTCAGATGGATCTGATAACACTAAAGTCTTCCGGATGGAAGATAACCCCTTGATCCAAGTCATGGATTAAAGAATGCCCGAACTCCTTTCGAAAGGAGTTCGGGGAAGAAAAGACCTGCACGGGAATCCATCCGTATTCTTCTACATCAAAGCGTGCACGCTTTGATATTTTTTTCACTCTCTTCTTATCCTTAGAAATAAAAACATCCAAATTGCAGATAGCGTAGTACATGGGTTTCTCCCGTGTGGTTCCCCCATATTCTACAGGATCAGAAAGGGTAACCGTGGCAGAATGTCCGATCTTTAACATTGCTTAATAATGTAACTTAAGGGTTCTAATCCTTTCTTTAAGTTACATTTAAGGTTATGGCATGGGAGAGACTGTGCCAGTCGGCAAACTGGTTTTTTTGACCCCATAGGTGCTTAAGATCGATTAGAATTTAGGAAATCAGAGGAGGTGCGGGGTAGCACTGTAGACGACAATACATCGACACTCACCCTGCCATAAAATAATGTTAAATTTTATTTCAATTTTAGGAGTGTGCCAATTCACAAACTGTCCACTCTACCGGCACTGGTCTCAAAATATGCTAGGATGGAGGTAGAATTTATTTTTAAGGTGGACAGTTGAAAAAGTGTCCACTCCACCGGCATAGGTCTCAAAATATGCTAGGATAGAGGTAGAATATATTTTTAAGGTGGACAGTTGAGAAAGTGTCCACTCTACCGGCACTGGTCTCAAAATATGCTAGGATGGAGTTAGAGTCTAATGTGTGGTGTGCCAGTTTATAAGGTGTCCACTTGACATTAAAAATCCTACCTGTGACGTGGTAGGATGGAGGTAGACTCTAAAATTTAGTAAAAATAATTAAAAAAAAAGAATTAAATTAAATTGATGATCTAAAGAATTAACTAGTGATATGTTATGTTAATCTCGTGATGTTAATCTCGTGATGTGTGATGTTAATCTCGTGATGTTAATCTCGTGATGTTAATCTCGTGATGTTAATCTCGTGATGTTAATCTCGTGTTGTGTGATGTTAATCTCGACGAGATTTTTATTAAAATAGGGAGAGAATTTTCTCTCCCTAAGTGTTAGGATTAACCTACGATTGCTGCCATTAACCTGTCACGCTTGCGTGGCGCGATGGCAAACCATAGATTGCGCTTGCCGGTCTTAGCGTTACGGGTCGCACCGATTGACCTTTGAGTTTCAAGATCCACTAGGACGGCATGAACGGTCCCTTTGTGACGCTTAGGATCGAGTCCCATTGTGCGGACTAACTGAGTGCCAGTCATCGGACCTTGCTGGATCAGGATGCTACGGGCAGCAATCCGGATCATGCGGTGGAACATTTGAGAGGAGAATGCGATCATGGTTTCTTGTGGTGTGGTGTTGACTCTTAAAGTATAGCGAATAAAATCGGGCAACCGTGGAAGATTGCCCGTCTTGTAACACTCTGAAATAGTGTTACTTAGCGACTGCTACTTTTTGTTTTCCGTTGTAACCTGAAAATGCGCCATTACGCTTCCTTTCTTTTAACTTAGCGGCAGCAATCGATCCCTTAGGTTGAGTACCATGAACCAATAATGCAAATGGTTTATCACCGAAACAGTGTGAGTCATCGTGATCAACTTGCAGACCTAATTCTTCCGCTTCAGAATCATTCATCACAACTTTACTGTAACGTGTAAAATAACCCTCATCGATTAAATGATCAAACTTACCCCCATATGACGCTGTCATGTAAAAGTTTGGAGGCAATATAACATCCATGAACAGATTTAAGGACTTGGAATAACAGTAAAACTTAAGTCCAGGATTTAGTTTGGCGACTACAATCCACGCCTGCAAATAAGCAAGAGAAAACATATCGCCACCCTCATGGATTCGCACTAATTCAGTATTTTTAGTGCGATTAGTTTGAATTCCACTATTGATTAAGAACGCCGCTTCATTAACATCTACCTGTAGTGCCTTGATAATCAATTCTAGATTATGAGCACGAGCAGCAAAGGTGGCAGGGTACTGTGCTTCAGAACTGGCAGCAAAGCAGCGGAAAACCGTCTCAGCGCCATCTTGAATCCTTGTCTTGCCATTGTCACCCATTACGGCGAACGCCTTGCACAGCGATGCACCTGGGCATGTCTTACCTGCTGGTAAGTTGAAAATTAGAGTCTGTTTGCCAAGTTTGGCGTTACCCTTAGAAAACTTGAGTGTCATTGGTGTGGTGGTTTGAACTGATCTAAGATTAATCGATTAGGGGACCGTTACCAGTCCCCTTGTGCCACTTGCCAAACTGGTTTTTTTGACCCCATAGGTGCTTAAGATCGATTAGAATTTAGGAAATCAGAGGAGGTGCGGGGTAGCACTGTAGACGAACCTACATCGACACTCACCCTGCCATGAAATAATGTTAAATTTTATTTCAATTTTAGGAGTGGACAGTTTGTAAAGTGTCCACTCAACTGGCACAGGTCTTAAAATGTGATACAATAAAAAAGACCTGGGCACCACCCCAAGTCTCAGAGAACCAACACACTAAACCCTAAAATTATAAGTTACAGTGCTCGCAGAGTGACTTTACTTATAGATGGGGCAAACTCTTTCCCCGTATGTGATTATTGTATCATCCAGTGGGGGTCGTTGTCAAGCATGACCCAGAAGTGATTCCTCTTGTTTTGTGATGTGAGGAACATCATACCATCACGCACTTGCTCTATTATGCATGTCTCGTTCTCGTCCATTAGGTTAGAGAATCTGTTCTTTGCCTTTCTCGTGATGGGTTTGACTGTAATTGTGTTCATGGGTCTCGTCGAGATCTGATGTGTTTATTGTACTGTGTATCATTCATCTCGACGAGATCTGAGTGCCAGTGTGAGGACTGGCACATCTCGACGAGATCAGGCAGTGATCTCGACAAGAGATTGATTCTTGCGACACTGAGAAACAAAGTTACCAATGCTGCCACCTTCGTCTTCCACCTGATTAAAATCAGAAACGGTTGCCTCTACATTGGGCACGTTATAGGTGTAAGTCTTACCTTCACTAGTGTAACGAATTGAAGCAGTGGACTGAGTTGTATCGAAAGAAACCAAACCTTTGCCTTCAAATGCTGTGAACTGAGTTTTCATGATCAAAAAAAGTAAGTTGAATGTTGATGTTGTTTTGAGCGGGATGCATCACCCCCGCTTAGTCTATCAGTCTTGAAACAGACTGGAGATTTTTGACTGAACTGAATGTGCCAAGTCAGTCTCCTCCTCACCGTGATCCTGATAGTCTGCCATTGCTTCATAGATGGCGTCCCATTCTGCCTCGGTGAAAAATTCTTTGATGCTGGCGGTCATTGTGGTGGTCATTGGTTGGTGTCCTTTGGTTGATGTGTTTAGTATAGGATGGGGTTAATGCTGTGTCAACCCCGTTGTGCCAGTTCTCAGAATGCCACAAGTTGGTCAATGTCCCACTGATCAACCTCTGTTGCAGGTGACTGGATCCACTGATTGATGTGCTTGGATGTAGTGGAACTGTACTTGGTACTGGTGCGGATCCATCCCTTACCGGGCACCAGTGCTGCAACTGGTGTCTTGTAGGAGAAGAACACTGAGGTTCCGTCTGCCAGATCAACTTGAGTCTTGTTGGTACCGAGTTGTTGGACTTGCATGATGTGTGTTGTTTGGTATGTGATTAGTATGGCATCAATTGGTGGGTGATGCAACCCATAATGGACAGTTGGATTAGTGGCACAAAGACCCCACCAGAGGTGCCTAGGATCGTCTACAATATAGGAAATCAGACGAGGTGATGGGTATCACTGTAGACGACAATACATCGACACTCATCCTGCTATAAAATAATATAAAAAAAACCACCTACCAAACTGGCACAACCCAAGGCATGATGCCTCAGAGTATGCTAGAATGGGGGCAGACTCTATTTTTCTATAGGGACACTTTCTAAACTGGCACACTAATACACATCAGCAGTCTCCTTGATGCTAATATCAATGTTCTCATCACCTTCTAACCCTAAGACATCACTCCAATTGATACTCTTAAGATCCAGATCTTCATAACACTCAATGTCCAATGTAACACTTACAATGCGTTTCTGTGCGTACATGTGCCCCTGTGTGTGATGTTTACATATTGTATCATGCGTAATGCTTATACGCAAGCTCTACGTAATCTTGTGTATCTCGTGCATAATCATCATCGTTCTCGTATGTATCTTGTATGTTATGCATATCTCGTAGTGCATTATTCATATGATTCTCACACATCTCGTCGAGATCGTATGCATAATGTTCATTACTTAATGATGCATAGTCGAGATCGTAATCGTCGTACATAGGTCTCGTCGAGATTTGAATCTATTATACAGTGGTCTCGAAGAGGTGTCAAGTGTTCTCGACGAGATCCATAAGCATTATTTATGCGTCTCGACGAGATCCATAAGCATTATTTATGCGTCTCGACGAGACCTATGAGCATTATTTATGTGTCAGTATGTTAAAAAATGTGTGGGTCTCAGAGTTTTTATGTGGGGGGCTTGACAAAACTGCCGTCTTGTGGTAGGTGGTCGGCAAAGGTTGCTTAAGACCTGAGGTTTATAAGAGGTTTATTTATAATTAATTTTACATTCTCTATTTGCATTGTTTTCTATCATTTAATGATAGTATCCTATAAATATTAATATGCATTCTATTTCAAAATGAAGCAAGGAACAATCTATCTCATCATTAACAAAGTCAACGGACATAAGTATGTGGGTCAAACAACTCAAGGAATGAATAAGAGATGGAAGCAACACAAGGATGAAGCAAAGAGAATGAGTCCATATCCATTACATCGTGCTATGCGTAAGTATGGTGATCATAACTTTATGATTAAAGAAATATGTGATTGTAATGAAAATGAATTAGATGAAAGAGAGATACACTACATTAAAGAATACAATACATTTAATAATGTAGAAGGATATAATGCAACATCAGGTGGTAATACTCCTACTTACAGTAATGAAATAAAAGAAAAGTTATCTGATATAATGTCTGATATAGAAAGATCAGATGAATGCTGTGATAATGTTAGTAAAGCAATGAAGAATAAGATTGATAATAATGATAAATGGGGGTTTCACTTAGCAGAGAATAGGGGTGATGGTAAACACCTTGCAACACGGATAATGAGTGTGAATATAGAAACAGGAGAAGAGATAGAATGGGATAGTATAAGTGAGGCAGCAATAGAACTTACTGGTGATAGAAGGAAGTCTGGTAATATTGTTCGTGCTATGGATAAAGGTTATAAGTGTTATGGGCACTTATGGAAAAGATTAGAACAATCTAAAAGATCTATTCCTGTATATGGTATCCATAAAAGAACATGGGTTAAGACACAAGTGTTTAATAGTATAAGAGAAGCGGCACGGAATTGTGGTAATGCTAGTAGTGAAGCATCTATCAGACGTTCTCTTGAAAATCCCCGTCGCAACTCTTATAAAGGATATTATTGGTTTAAGGATCATTAGTATATCTAAAGTCATCATCTTCAAATGAATACTCTTCTTGAGTATAGTGAATTCGTTTTACAGGTTTTACAAAAAGAAATTGAATTTTATTATAAGTCTCTCTACTAAGAGTATCTGTTTCTAACTCATATGGGTTAGCATATTTTAAATACACTTCATATTGTTCTGTAGTAAAATTTTTAGATGGGGAGATAAAATATCCAGTATTATTCATATTAAATATCTTTAAGGATCATTAGTATATCTAAAGTCATCATCTTCATAAGAATATTCTTATATTGGAATCTTAAATTTTTGAAGAGGAATAACTTTCGTATCATTTAGACAGGATAGATCAACACCCGGTTTGATTTCGTATCCGTTGACTATCATAGTTTAAGTCCTTCTAAAATAGTTCCCTTAAGATTAGCATCCTTAAGATAAGCACCCCATAGAACAGCATCCTTAAGATAAGAACCCCATAGAACAGCATCCTTTTTGGGGTCTGTGCCGTGACCTTGTGACAGTTAGTCAACCGCCACCGACGACGTAGGTGACCACACCAGTTTGATGCTCAACTCCCTCAATGACCTTATAGTCACCGTCTGCAATGGCATGATCGAACTCATCAACCCAACGCTGGCAAGTGCTCTCAAACTGCTCAGTGAAGATCTCCCTACAAGCATCTAAGGAAGGAGCGGCAATAACTGCCATTCCAGGGGTGTAGTCAGAGAGGACTTCTTCGATGATGTATATGTTGTTCATTGGGTTCCTTTGTTTGGTATGTGATTAGTATAGCATCAATAAAGTCCTGTTCAGTCCATGTGTTAAGAACTGATTCAACAGGATCTGTATCATCCCATGTTATGGTGAGAGATCCATCATCCTCTTCAAAGCATTGTATCATGTTGGTTGCTCCTGTTGTTGGGTATAAACATAAGGAAATAGATCAGTAAGGATCACATCACATTCATTGTATTCTTCTGAATTGAGAATTGTTTTTTCAATCTGATAACGCCTGACAGCATTGTAGATCAGTTTGTATTGTTCGTCAGTAAAATTCATTCCCATGGTGCTTTTTTCTCCAATACTTTACGAATTTTTTCCATAACTTCTGGATCTGGTGGAGCAATAATACGTTCCATCAGATGATCATAATCTTCTTCAGATACTGTGATACGTTCTGGTGGATAAGAACCTTCTCCCCAGAACTTTTCAAAGTTATACACATATTCCATTTGTTGCCATCCATGATTTAATGAGTGCCAGAACTCACCCCAAATACCATAATCATCAAAGCGAAATCCTTCATGACTCATTAACCTATACCACCACCAGAATGGTGTATACTTAATCGGTTTTAATCCGATTATCCATTTATTTAAAAACACTGGAAAGTTCATCTGCATCCCAAACATACATTTCATACCATCCTTTGGATAAACTCTCAAAGAACGCACATCTATCTATATTGTCTTCTAAAGTAAAACGAAAATAGATTGCATCTTGAATTGATTCAAATCCTAATTTTAAGTCCATCTACCTAACCTTAACTTGCGTTCAGGTGAAATACGAGGATCATAAGGATCATCATAAGGGTAGATGTATTCACTCATCCATCCCCATGATAATGCCTCCCAGAAGTCATCATATCCAAAATGATCCATTGTGATACGACAATCAATAATATATTCAATATGACGAAACCCTTCAATCAACCATTCCCATTTGGTCATCTGCCAATATTCTTTCCAAGTCATGGCGTTTCATTACTCCAATAGTATTTTAGTTGATCTCCAGTAATGTTTAAGTGATAGATTTTACCATCCTTACCATAAACACCAATCCACAATGCTCGTTCATTCATACTTTCAAGGTGGAACATCTCCACATCTTTCAGTATAATCTCATCTGGGTTTTCGGTAAATCTGCTCATTGGTATGGGTTGTTAAGGTTGTCAAGAATTGCTTTAAAAAAGGCAATACGATCTTTGTCGTATTCTACATCAACACCATGTTGTTTGCAATAATCCATGATGGATTTTTCTGTTTCAGTCGGCATACGAATTCTTTTAAATGTGCCATAAATGATATGCTCTATGAACTCTCGTTTCATGATCTCAAAGAGTTGAAAGAGTTCTTGTTGTGAGAGTTCTACTTCACGTTCAGTTGCTTGATGTCCTTTAAATTTGATGTTCATGATAGGTTAAAATGTAAATGGGTTTTCCAAGTGCCAATGGTTTTCTTTTGTAACATATCAGCAATCAGGTTTGGCATAAACCTCGTATACTTGTCCAGAAACTCTCGCTCTGTAAGTTCATCGCATCCATGTAAATAATAATCACAATTAACAAAGTTTGCAAATCTTTCAAATTCATAATCTCTCTCTTGATCGAGATCATAACGACAGATCTGTAACCAAATAGAACGACCTTCACCAGTTGCGAAGTAATCAATCGCAAAGAAACGATAAAATGGTTTGTCACTCATTGTTTTTCCTCACTCGTTCAAGAAACTCATCACTCTGTTTATATAATCCTGCAATCAAATCCTTAATGTCATCGATTGCAATCACATTATACTCCACATTCATATTTTCACAGATGAGTGCGTCAACCATACATTCCAATGCCATTGCTTGCATATGTTCTGGTGTGATTGGTGTGCCATGTGGCATTCCAGAACATTCTTCGTTGTAGAAGTGATTATATCGTCGAAGAACAGTTTCACTACGTTCTTTACGTTCCCATTCTTCTTTTTCAATCTCTGCTAGTTGTTTCATAGCATCACCATTTTCATCATACAGTTTATCAAGAGCATCAAGTGCTTTACGCTCTGCTTCACGACGCTCTGCTTCTTCAAACATAGCATCAGGATAAGGTTCTTGATCTTTCATAAGTTTCAATGCCTCACTATACTTTGAAATACCTTGTTGTGTAAGTTCTTTTAACCTTTGTTTACCATACTCTGTAAGTTCATGTTTCTTAGTGCGAAGTTCATCAACTTCCTCTTGTGTGAGATTAACCCATGGCATGTCTTCATTCATTTGTTTTTCTCACAATAAAGGAAATACTTGTACTCGGCAACTTGATGTGGTGCATATCTTACCACATCACACTCTTTATACTTATCAACCACTTCAAAAGATGAACTCAATGGTTCACCACCTGTAGTAGAGTAAGCAAGCACCATAAAGATTAGCACCATTCAGATTAGCATTCCTAAGATCAGCACCCCTAAGAAAAGCACCCCTAAGATAAGATTAGCACACTTAAGATTAACACTCCATAGAGAAGCACCCTTAAGATAAGGACTTTGAGTGTTGCTTTGAGTTTTTTATTCTCTTCCTCAAGTTCTTGAATCCTGAGGTCTTTATCATCATTGATTTTCTCCTTATCAAGAATGGTGTTGGTTACATTAGTATCCCTTAGGTCAGCACCATTCAGATCAGCACCATTCAGATCAGCACCCTTAAGATTAGCATTCCTAAGATCAGCACCATAAAGATTAGCATTCTCAAGGTTAGCATCCTCAAGATCAGCATACCTTAGATCAGCACCATAAAGATTAGCATCCTTAAGAATAGCACCTGGTTTGATTTCGTATCCGTTGACTATCATAGTTTAAGTCCTTCTAAAATAGTTCCATCAAGGTTAGCACCCTCAAGGTTAGCATACTTAAGATTAGCACCACTTAGATTAGCACCCTCAAGATCAGCATTTCTAAGATCAGCACTACTTAGGTTAGCACCACTTAGGTTAGCACACCATAGATAAGCAACCTTAAGATCAGCACCTCTTAGATCAACACCTTCAAGGTTAGCACCCTCAAGAATAGCACCCTTAAGATTAGCACCCCATAGATCAGCACCCTCAAGATCAGCACCCTCAAGATCAGCATTCTTAAGATTAGCATCCTTAAGAATAGCACCCTTAAGGTTAGCACCCTTAAGATTAGCACCCTCAAGGTTAGCATTCTCAAGATTAGCACCTCTTAGATCAACACCTTCAAGGTTAGCACCAGGTTTGATTTCGTATCCGTTGATGTTCATTGAGGTGTCTCTT